TCTATTATTGTCTTTCTTAATTTACTCTTTCCTCCCATACGACAAATAGGTGGTTTTAACATAAATATCACATCCTTAGTTTATCTCAAAAATTTTTAAAGTTCTAGGTTTATTTCTTTGTTTTAATTTTAGGTACTATTAGACTTTTAAGATGTATCCATTTTAATTCACTCCTTCTTTCTTATCTAATATAAAAATAAACAAAATAAAAACACCTTACTGGTGCTTAAATCTTGCTTTAAATCTTATTTAGTTTATTACATCACTTCAGCCCTTTATGGAATATATTCACACACACTTACAACCACCGATTTACAACGGTTTACGCATAATTGCAAATGTTAACACAATATATTATGAAGTGTTATACATGTTATTTCCTCCCACTATTTATTTTTTAATACAATTACAGCTCCAATTATCACTCCTAAGATTATTAAAACTTTAAATAGTGAAAATGACAAAAACAATGTATTTATATCAATATCCATTTTAGTAAAATCCTTTCTTTCAATATGCAAATTTTATAATTATATTATACTATATTTAATTTTTCTTTTTACATTTACTATAAAATTCTTATATCTGAAAGACTAAAAACCTTATACTGATTTCGGATATAATAAAAAGACACTAATTATCTAGTGCCTTTTCTAGCTCTTATTTCTTTTCTTAATTCTTCAATTTCTTTTTCTTCTTCGATAAATTCCTTCATCTTTACTTCTATCCAACTCGAAATTGAAGTTCCGTATCTTGCTGCATATTTACAAAATTCTTCAAAGATATCAGGATCTAATGTTATATTTAATTTTTTCTTCAAAAAAATAACCCCCTTCATGGAGATTATACAACATCAAATTCTATTATTCCAAATTTATACATATACACAAAGATTTACACATATATTATATACTTATTTATACATATAAATACATATTTGCGTGTATAATTTTTTACCGCCTTTGAGCCTATTGCGTAGCTTTACTTGCAATAATTTCTTGCTTTTGTTCTTCTGTAATCCATCTAGCATTAACAAATACATCTAAATTACTTTCTGTGTAAAGTCCTAACAAATAGTATTCTTTAATATAACTAATCATTTGTACTACCTCCAGCTATTTGTAATAATATTTGTGCATTTAATTGCTTTTGTTGTTCCAATTCTAGTTGCATATTAGCATTATCTTGCAATAACTTAGCATTTAATATTTGCTGTTCTGTTGGTTGCTGTACTGGTGTAGGAAATAAGCTTTCTTTTTCTTCATCAGTTAGTTCTACAACTTCATTATTTACATATTTATAATTACATCTACCTTGCGAATCTCTTAACGGCTTATCTCTTGGAAAATAATTGCCTTGAGCATGCGAATATTTATCCCCAGTACCTTCATCTATCTGAATATAATCAGATGTATCTGTCAGAGTTAAACTACTCTCTACATTAGTAATACATTTATTTTCATCAATTTTAATATATACTTTATATTTATTTTGTTCTAACATTTTTTATTCCTCCTTTATTAACGTATTTCTGAGTCAGCACTAAACCATCCAGTTAGACTGATTGCTGTTCCCGCTTGATTATTATCATCAGATTTAAATGAGTTAGTGGCAAACCTACACTTTTTGACGTCAGCTCTTACAGAAAAATCCATATCTAGATTTCCTAGAGATCCTGGTATAAATCCATAAAGTTTTTTTGGTGTTTCGATCCCGTTATTACCATAGTCTATAGTTGGATTGATACGTTTTTCCACTGTGTATGTCCATTCTGCTTCGTATCCAGTACTAGATTTAAAACCCGAAATGATAATGTCGCCCGATGATATTTCATAATATCTTCGACATAAAGCTAATTCTTCAGCATATGGTCTTGGAATGAATGGAGTTGCAATAGATCCCAATTCAAGTTTTACCCATTCTATATCGATCTGAGTATCTACTGTAGGTTTAACCCATGTATAATCTTCATCTGATACATTTTTAACTAGCGATCCAATCCCTATCAATAAAGAAGTAAAATTATCTTCTAGTTTCTGACCAGACACCGTATATGTGAATGTATACACATGCCATTCTCCATCAGCTATCAATTTATTTTCAGATGTGTTAGAATTAAAAAATGCTCCATTCTTGACTAAATTATTATATGCAGACACATTAAAGCTATTAGGTTGACCTTTCACGATTCTATATTTAAATGATCCTGTCAAGGTCTTTCCATAGTATAGATGTGGATTTTCTAAAATTTGATATATATTTATACAACCATCATTTGCTTTTGATTTTAAAGATATATATCCATCATTTAATACACATTCACTTTGCCCAGCACTATCCAATATTCCTATAACCCATCTATCTATTCCATACGCCCAATTGCTACCTGTATAACTTCTTCTACTAAAATTTCTCTGATTTATAGGTTTTCTAAAATCACCATTGATTAAAATACTTGGATTCGCCAAATCGTTCAATCGCGCAGTATTTTTATTTATTCCATCAACTAAATTAGTGCCTCCATTTTCTAAATCTGAAACATTGCCAACAACATTATTAAATGTCTCTGCTGAAATCATAGCATTAGGATCAACCTCTAAACTTACATTTTCAGAATTAGAAATTGTAGTTAACAAGTCTAAAGATATACCGCTTTTAGTTATTCCGTTATCTGCGGCCATATAATCAGCTTCAGTAGTTGGAGTTATAGAATATAATATTTCTCCATCGTCTGGATCTAAAGCAAAGAGTCCAATAGTTCTTAAATAATAGCCTTCACTTAAATTAGTGTTTGTTATTGTAGCACTAACTTTAACTGTAGTAGTATTAACAACTGTGATTAAGTCAGGTAGTACAGTCTGTTTTAAATTTTTAAAAGTAATCACTTGTTCTAATTCAGAATTATTTAAATTTGAATAGTCAAAGTCAGATGAACAAACCTTTGTAAATTTCATTGTTGCGACATTGGCTGATAACTTTGCCATTAAGGCATGGCCCTTTTTTGTAATTATTGTTGTCTTAAAATTTGCCATTAAATTCAGTCCTTTCTAACGTAAAATATAATGTGAAGTTGAGAGATTGGCACTTGCTTGATTTGCGTTTGCCTTTGTTTCCATGTGATATGATAAATCATTTGTAAGAACATATTTAGATGTATTAAATAAACCAGCTGCTAAGTTATTAGTTGATTTTAATGAATAATTATCAGCAAAATCTGAAGACAATATATAATGTGTTTTTGATAAAATAGCTGAACCTAAATAAGATAAATTAGTGAACTCATGTTTAGTCATTAAAATAAGTTTTTGACCTAAATGAGCTGGTTTAAAGTCATCAATAAGTTGGATTAAACTATCAGTAAAATTAGAAAAACTATCTTGAGTTTCCAATAAAACTTCAAAATAGCCTTCAGAATCATGTCGCTTTACTTTAGGATTATCAGCAAATAGTTCGCAAATTTTAATAATATTATCTGTATTTGCGATTTCGTGGCTTCTCATTTTTGCTTTTATAAGTTTTCTTCTGTCTTCATAATTTAGATTAGAATTATAAGGTAACCCATATTTATTTTCATATATCTTTAGTCCCCAGGTAGCAGTGTCAATATTAAATTGATTTAATATGTCCTGAATGCAAAAATAATATCTAGAAAGCTCTCTATTTATAACATATTGAATAGCTGAATTTTCAGGAATTTCAGATACATAATCCGGAACATAGTGAGATGTATCAACTAAATATTGTTGAATTGATTTTTCTGAAATTTCCATCCAATCACTCCTCACTTACTTTTAATGTACCCATTGCAGCAATTTCATTTGTTTGTAAAATGATATTTTCTTTAGCACCATTTAGTTCTAAATCTGTATAATCGTCAACACCTTCTGATTTCAATATTACATTTCCGATTTTGGCATAAGATACATATGTTGTCTTTTCAAAATCTAATGTAGAAAAATATGACTTAAGATCTGTTGTAATGAAGTTAGTTACGTCTGATATTATATATCCTTCACATAAGACTATTTTTACAGCAATGTTAATATTATTTTTTACACATGAAACGACCGTAAGTGTTGCACCTACAGGAGCTTTACCACTACCCGTATATTCTGGATATGGATCTATATATTTTTTTACAGTAGTTACTATAGAATCTTCTACTATGGTATTGTTTGCTCCAGAAAGAATGCATTTAACAGTATTCGGTCCATTCCATGTAGAAATTACTTTACAGCCTGTAACACCATCACATTCTTTGGCCCATTGCTTATAGTGAGCCTTATTTGCACTACCTGCTGGGTTAGCAGCATTATCTAATATTCTATTCAGATAATCACCGTCAGATTCAGAATTAACACCTAATGAAACAATTGAAATATTCTCTATTGAAGAAATACCATCACTTTTATCAAGAATAGATATTTTACCCAACTTAACATTACCAGCAGTTCCAATAGTAGTACATTTAGCATTTACATATACAAGACCTTCATCTGAAATTATAACAGTATCTTGAATAATAAATTCAACAGAATCAACATCATCTGTTGCAGGAACATAAGCTGAACGTCCTGCTCTAATAATTGTATCAGCTTGTCCAGTTATTTTTAATTTATGAACTGCATAACTGCCTTCTTTACGTATAATACCTTGTGCCTCTCCTTTTAAGTCCAAATATAAATCTTTAGCAGTTTGAGTGATTCCCATTTTTAAAGCATTTATTAATGCTATATTTTTAGCACGTGCTAATTCTTCTGCAAGTGGACGAGTATTATTCCAAAACATATCTCCTTCAACAGTGTTTATACCTTTAGGAGCTTCTTTTATCATTCTTGCATGAATATCATCAGCGCTTTCAGTTAGATAGTCTGGTATTTGTAATTCATAACTCATATATTTATCACCTAAAATCTCTTTCTAAATTTTTATATGAACTTCCAAGAGTAGAAATAATTCTATATTCACAATAAACAACATCGTTTTTCCATGTAAATATAAAATTATCAACATTTTGAGTAAGAGGATGAACTAATAGGGCATCACTTATAATTCTTTCTAATTCTGATTCAATTAATTTTCTATCAGAACTACCTATAAGAGCATCTATTCCAAATTTTTCATCATATGCAATATAGTTATTACGTTCAGTCATTACAGCAAGTTGACACCATTGTAAATAAGATTCAAATTTATCAAGTAAAATAATATTACCACTTGAATCTTTTTTATAGGTCATAGTATCAAAATCTATTGCATAGCTCTGTTGTTGTTCAAAATCATCGTTTAATGTAGTTAGTTCATCTTCTAAAAAATTTTCTGGAAATATACTTGTATCAGCCACAGATATTCACCTTCCCTATAATTACACAAGTTGTACCTAATAAAGCAACTAAAACTCTATCACCAGTGGAGATATCATTTAAACTAAACTTATGAGTATGTCCTTGTGACTCTTCGGTTGAGTACGTATTTGTTATTTGATTTAAAATCAAACAATCAGATCCACAATATTCATTTTTGTGTCCATCAACAATAACACCATTTGTAGTTTTATATCCTAAAGATAATCCATTTGCAAATGAAGCACTATTAACAGCATTCTTCATATGTTTTTTTATTGTATTTGCCAATTCATTTACATTATTAATTTCCTGCATAATATTTACCTCGAATTATATTTAAAGTTTTCATTGCGGTTATAGTCATGCTATCATTGCCAATATCATGAGTAATATCACACACATAATAATCAGCATTGTCAAGGCTTACCTTATCGCCACTACGAATAACTGGAATATCCTTTGAGCATTCAATTGTCCATGTCTCATCTCCACAATAAAACATAGAAATAGCTTTTTCTTGTGCATTAGCATAAGTTTTTATGTTATCATCCTGCACAATTTTTTGAAAAGTTCCAATATATTTTTCATATCCACTCTTAAATGTTCCCAATATAGGAGATTTAACTGTATCTTTATCATTTTTTCCTAAAACTTTTACTCGTGTTACAGCTCCATTAATTGTCGCTTTTCTTGAACTTTCTTCACGAATAGAATCTAATTTATAAACGATTGAATTTGTTCCTAGTTCAAATAAATATAATTTACTTTCCATCCTGTATTTATATAATTTACCACCCTTTTGAGCAGTTTCTTTTAATTCATTCCACATTAATGTGTAGACTGTGTTTTTATTTCTACATTTTGCAAGGCCTATTTTAGTATCTAAAATATTACTATCAAGTGGTACTCCCCAATCTTTACAATACTGTTTTACTCTTTGTGTAGCAGTTGTACCTTCTGCAAAAACATATTCTTCTTCAGACTCTTCCATATTAATAGTTCGTTCTTTACAAGTTAATTGAATTGTACGATCCTTATCACTTCCATTTAAAGTATATACATAACCATCAAAAACTCGTTCAAGAACTCCATTTATATATTCATAGAGTTTTATGCTGTCATATTTGGTAACACCTATTTTTACAAGTTCGGCAGTTTTATTTATTGTAATATCTAATGTATAGGCAATTGAATTAATTGATTCTTTTAAACTTCCCTTTTCAGCTAAAAGAGTTATCTTATATTTATTTTTTAAAACTAATATCATTTTGTCACCGTTGAAATGCCAATATATCCGCCTGAATTTCCATAATAAATAGATATCCAATTGCCATATACAGCATATACAGTTACTTCAGTATTAGCCTTTATTTTACCTAAATATTTAGATGTCATTGAGTTAGATGCATAAACACATGTGTCTGCTCTTGTCTTGACTTTATCACCTTTTTTATAGGATGAACTTCCACCACTTCTGCTATTTAATTGTTGGCCTGAACTTGCTGACTGCAAAGTCTCAATTTTATATTCTCTGTGCTGCCTAAAGGTAATGCTTATATATGCATCTCCTTCTTCACCTGCATAATATGTAGGTGTAAATTTTGAAATAGTTACAAACATATTGATATTTAAATCTGTAATTATTAGACGTAAGGGCTTATCTTGGTTTTGCCAATTTTTAAATCTATTAACTATATTTAATGGTGTATCTGTTATCGCACATCTACAATAAGCTTCATCAAATTCTTTTGGAAATAACGTTTCAAATGATATTTCTTCAATATTGCTTCCACTCTTCTGTATATCTATTTGACCATACCCAATAATATCAGAAGTCTTAAAACGTCTTTCTGTTGGGGTTGATATACTTTTAAAAGGATTGACAGGAAAATGAAAACTTATAGGACTGTTATTTAAATCAGAATCTGAATAAACTGTGGTACTAGTATTTCCAGTTGCCTGTGTAGCATAATTATCAAGTAAATATATATCCACAAAAATGCACCTCCCTATTTTTTTGCATAATAAAAGCACCTAGTTATTAACTAAGTGCTTTATTTTATATATTTTATTATTTTAAAGTATTTATAACTGGAGTATAAGTTCCTCCAGATAATGTGCAACAAATCATGCCTTCTGATTTTCCATTATATTCATACAAGAATGTAATGTTATTAATATTATGTCTTTTTAAATTAGTTTCCTCATATGTTAAAAACTCTGCAACAACATTATATGTTTCATCATTACTATTCAATTTATATGACTTAATAGATAATGATTTTTCTTCATCATCTGAACCAGATATAGAATCAATAGAAAAAGTCGGGTATTTTGATTGAATTTCATTTATAAAATCCGAATTTTCTTCAAGATTAACTTTGATTTGTTCTTGGACTTTCTTTTCATGTTCTTCACTAGCCTTTTTAAAATAAGATAATCTATCAGAGTATTTCTCTTTAGTAAAATAAAAATTTGATGGATGTGCATCTATATTATCTAGTAATGTATTAATCAATGATATATCAATACCATCAAATGATTCATAATCTTTATTAGATTTAAGCAAATTTAAAACTTTTTCGACATCGGAATTATCTTCATATATTCCTGATAAATCTGTTGAAATTAATGTATCATTAGATTCATCATTTGAAGTATTTTCGGATGTTTGGAATGTTATGTTATTATTAATATTAGTAGATTTTAAAGTGTAAATTCCCCAAAAACACAATATAACTAATATTATTCCTGCTAAAAATAAATATTTTTTAATTTTATCCATCATCTATCCCCCTTTTATACCATATTATACCTAATTATTTAGTATTAAACAATGCCTCCCTAAGTTGTCTTGCAAATTCTTGACATGCTTGTTGTATTATTTGCTCTGGATTTTGACTATCATTGATATTTAAATTTATATCTCCGAAAGTATTTCTGCCAGATCCTACAACTTGAACTTGCGGCTGAAATAATTGTGCTTTTCTTAACCCATTAAAGAATGATTTTGTTTTACTATTATTTAATACTTTTTCACCACCATCAAACTTTCTATATTGTCTACCTACAACTAATTCCATACCATGTTCAGCTACTTCATGAATACCACTTGTTGCATAATCAGTACCGCTAGCATAACCTCTCAGTTTCTTATGCATTTCTAGTTTTTCTTGATTTAATTGTTGAATTGAAGAACTCTGAGTTATATTTACAGTTGCACTTACTGTTTTACCATTAATTTCATCTAATGTTTTATTGACTAATGTTATGCTTTGTATAACTCCATCTGCATTAGTTTTTATTTCTAGTGGAGTATCATTGATGGTTGCTATTCCTGTTCTAGTTCCATCTGCTGCCACTGTTACATTTTCTAATTCTGATATAGTAAAACCACTATAATCTTTAATAGTATTTGTTGCTAAATCTAAATTAGGGTGTGAAGTAGACAGATTATTCATAATTTGTGATACTGCACTTTCCTGCTCTGACATAACACCTTGAATATTTTGGCTTATTTCTTCTGTATATCCACCTGCCTTTTGTGTAGCAGTTTCATACAATCCAGTAATCTTTTTAGTTGTTTCGTCAACTTGAACATAGAATGATTCAAGATTACCATAACTATTAGTAAAAGAATACACTCCACTCTCTGTAACACTATTAAGCCCTGAAACGTCATTTAACATAGCATCCATTCTATTTTGTGCTCGAATATCTCCAGGTGATAATTTTTCTCCTGTATATTCATTTAATAAACTTCTTCCATTTTTATCTTTAGCACCAGGAAATGTTGAATATAATGTTTCTAAATCTGATTGCCATGCTGCTTGTGCTTGTGCATATGCTTCATTTCTTTCTGTTTCAGCTTCTATTTTTCCTTTTTCATAAACCTCTCTTTCTTCATTTGATATATTAGGATTAGATAAGAATGAATTATAGCTTGCAAGTGTACCTTTATAATTATTATCAATTTCATCAAGCTGTTTATCGCGTTCTTTTGCTCTTTTTTGCATTAGTTCACTAGCCCCATTTACTCCAGTAACCCTTTTAGCATCATTTTTAAATTGATTTTGAGCATATGCCTGTTCATATGCATTATTAGCTTTGGTATATTCAAGTTCAAGTGATTTCATTTCTTCTAATTTACTTTTTATTTCAGACATTGCTTGATCAACACTCTTACTATGGTCAACAAAAGCTTCATCAAATATTCTATATACATCTTCTCTTAGTTGTTTTTGTTTATTCATACCAGTTTCAAAATATTTTCCTAGAGTATCCATTACATTTTGTTCTGTTTCGCTTACAACTCCATCTAATATGAATGTTTTATTGAATTCACTTTCTATTTTAGACTTTTGTTCTTTCATGGCATTAATACCTTCATAAGCAAATTCATTAATGTATTGTCTAAAGGCGTGTTTATCAGATTCATCCATAATATTGTCAATATTTAATCTATTAATATTCATCTCAATTTCTAGTAGGCTCTTTGATGCGTCCTGCGCTGCCTTTTTAAAATCATCTGATATTCCTTCTCCAAAATCATCATAAACTATTCCTGCTTCTTGAAGCTCTTTTTTAGATTTCAGAACACTTCCAGTTAATTTATTAATTATTTTTTCACCAATAGACAAATCTTCTGTAGCAGTAGTAATACTTTCATTCATAAGTTTATTGTAACTATGAACTGCATAAGCTGTTGTTGCGACTCCTGCTGCTATTGCTAAACCTGCTGGACTTATTAATGCAGGTAATCCTTCAGCTGCTATACCAATTAGATTAAATCCACTTGCTATTTCAGTAGTTTCCTTTACGACACCAGCCCCCTTTACTAAAGATATAAATTTACTTATTCCACTAATAGAGTTACCTATTGAACCTGCTACGCTTAATCCTGCTATTGCTCCCACCACGCCAGTAGTTGCTATTGCCATAGATTTTATATCTTCAGTATGTTTGCTTATATAGTCTACAATACTTACTACTTTATCTTCTAAAACAGGTATTTTATCAGTCACCCAAGTCACAAATTCTTTTGCATATGGTGCCAATCTATCACCTAAATTGATTTTCATTGTTTCTACTGCTCCACCTAGGTTTTCCATCTGTCCTGCTAAATTATCAAGTTTAGTATCAGCTACCTTTTGTGCTGCTCCATCTGCTTCTTCTAATCTCTTTGTTAATTCAGCTACAGCAGAACCACCTTGATTCATTAGTGCAAGAACTCCACTCATAGATTCAGTTCCAAAAATAGTACTAATAACATCGGCTTTCTGTTGACTATTTAAATTCTTAAGAGAATTATTTAATATATCTACTACTTCGCCCAAAGATTTCATATTTCCTTGTGCATCAAAAGCCTTAATTCCATACTCTTCAATCAATTCAGATGCTTTATCTGTTGGACTAGCCAATCTATTCAATGTTTGCCTTAAAACTGTACCAGCTTGTGAACCTTTAATCCCAGCATTACTTAGTAATCCAACTGCACTTGCTGTATCTTCAATGCTTATTCCTAAACTATTTGCTACAGGTGCAATATATTTCATTGCTTCACCTAGATCTGTAACATCACTGTTTGTCGCATTGGCACTTAAACTTAATACATCAGCTACATGACCTGCTTTGGATGCATCTATATTGAATGCTTTCATAGAACTAACCGCTATATCTGTTGCACTTGCTAAATCTAAACTACCAGCACTTGCTAAACTTAATAGTCCTGGTAGTGCTGCTATATTTTCTTGTGTACTATATCCAGCCTGGCCTAGCAATTCTTCTGCTTCTGTAACTTGACTCGCTGACCATGCTGTACTCGCTCCCAAATCTAATGCAGCTTGTTTAAGCTGAAGCATTTCTGCATCTGTTGCTTCTGTTATTGCTTTTACATTAGATAATCCTTGTTCAAAGCTAGTGAATGTTTCCATAGTGCTTTTTATACTCAATCCACCAACAAGCATTGTTCCAGCTAATCCAATAGATATTATCTTTTTAGCTCCTGATTTAAGCCATCCTTTTAATTTGCTATCTACTTTTTCTATAGTTTTAGTTACTTGATCTTCTGCTTCTATTTTTACTTTTGCCTTTTTTTTGTCTAATTCATCTACTTTTTCTTTTATATCTTTTGTTTTTTTAGATGCATTGTCATCAATATCAATTTTGGGTTTTATTTTTTTATTATTTAATTGTTCTGTTCTTGTTATAACTTTTTGCACAACAACTGATGCACTATCTTTTGCCTGTAACTTAGCTGTTCCAGTTGCTCTACTAAGTTTTTTTACTTTAGACTCTACTTTTTCTATGGTTGATGACGCATTGTCCTTAATCTTAGCACTCGGACTTGCGGTAATATCGCTTAATTTTTTTAATTTCTTTTCTACTTTTTCTGTTACACCTTCTAAGTCAGATATTTTTTGTTTTGACTTTTTATCACCAGTAACATTAACATTTATACTAAGTCTATATACTTCTTTATTAGCCAAGATTATACCTCCTGACATCACTTGAAATCTAAATTATTTTATATCTCTAAAACAAATTTTCTTATTATACTTTTTATCAAGATACATTTTGAATCGTAATTTAATAATCATTTCTTATTTATCTTTTCAATAGTTTTATTATGCTTCTCAACCTCATAATCAGAGAATACACTCATCAATTTTTGTGATATTTCATTATTAGGAACACCATAAAAATCATGTGGCATTATATTATGCATAGTAAAAATATTGTATAGCCGAGTTATTATTCCTCCTCGGCTGATGAGTTTTTTATTGCATCAGCTTCCTCTAATTCACTGCCATATCCACTAAGTTCTAAAATTTTATCAATCAATATATTTATTTCACCAGCTAATAATTTTCTTAATACATATTGTCTTGCATCTGATACATTTGCCTCTTCTAATAATTTAGGATTATTCCAATCAAAATTTGTTGTAGCCTCTACAATAACTGCTGCATCATATTCAGCACCATCAAGTTTGTTTTTCTTTGTGCATGATTTTCTTAAAAAGTCCATTCTTTTTCTTGAAAGACCTTTAAGCACTATAGGTATTCTAATACCCTTTTTAGCATCTAAAGTAACTATGACAGTAGCAGTAGGAATTTCTCTTTCGCCTATTAAAGCATTTATAATATCATTTTCTTTCATTTCTAAAACTTTATTTTCTTCTTCATTTATTTTTTTCATAAAATAAGTCCTCTCTTTCACTATTTAAAATTTAATAATAAAAAAAACAGGGAGAATATTTCTCCCTAAAATTAATCTGCAACTATTGGATCTACAAGTTCATAACCTGTAAATACAAAAGGCATTTCTTCTTCTACTAATTCACCAGGCTTGACATTAATTAATTGAACTTTTGAAAACCTGCAGTTTTTAAGCCTGATTCGTTCACAGCCATAAGCTTCTGGATCATCCAATTCAGCAAGTAATTCAAATTTATTAAATCCTTGTTGAATCATTTCTGATGTTACTTTCCATCCTTTTAATGTTCCAGAACCTTTTTTAGTTCCTGTTTTATATCCAACCCATTCACTACCAACAGTAGTAACTTCTTTCATATCAATTTCACAATCAGCAGTACATTCAGATACTTGAGAATAAAAATTACCATCCTTAAATATTCTTCCGTAAGTACCACTGCAAACTCGTGATGTATCTAATGGTTCATAAGACATATATCAGCACATCCTTTCTTTTATTCAGCATATTGAAGGTTGCCTGTACCAAAAATTCTTTTAGCAACTTCAATGTAATAAGCTCCCCATTTCCAAAAAAATTGATCTGGCTCAGCCGCCCCTTGTAAATCAATATCTGTTTCAACAGTATAATTGCTTGAAATAATACCCATAGCCACCCACTCATCAAAGAAATTCTTAATTCCACTAAGAATAATGGCGTGTCCTGTATCATCATTACTGATTTTACCTATATATTTAGATTCTCCTTTAAGAGATGTATTTTTATTTACTATGTTTATAAATCTTACAGCTCTTAAATTTCCAAGAATCTTTTCTGCCTCTGATGAATAAGCTTTATATGTATTCACATCATCAAGTACAACAACTTTTCCTTGAGTAACTGTAAATACAATTGTGCCAGCATCTAAAGCACTTTCAAGCTGAGTTCTTGATAAACGTGGCTGAACATCTGTGAAGATAGTTTCTTCATTACACATAGATTCTGTTAATTTTTGTCCTAATGCATGAGCTGCAAACCAAACCATAGCTTCAGAGATAGTATATTGAATACCATCATATTCTAATGTTTTTGCAAATCCATTATGCATACTGTGATCATTAAATTCCTTTGATACAACATTAGCAGATACAAGTGAGTCTGCATTTGTTGAACCAAATATTAAAATATCAAGTCCAAATTCAGCACACTTGTCTTTCCATGAAATTGCTGAATCAAGCAATGATTTATCTGATACTCCATCAAAAACAAATCCATCAATGTCATATGATTCAAATGCAGCCATTGCTTTTAAATAATCCGCACTTGTGCATGCTGTTGAACCATCATTACCACCAGTAAAAGCAGTCGCTGATATTGTTGCTAATGTTCCAGTAGCCCCATCAACTTTACTAGCAGTAATATATTCTATAAAATCAGAGTTATTAATTTTAGTAATAACCTCATCAATATCATTACTAATTCCTTCAATTGTTGCTAATTGTGTTATATCTTCATATAATGTAATATCAATTTTGGATGAATCAAGAATATTCTCTGCAACTGTAATTTTAAATTTTCTTGATGTTTCATATAAAGTTGTTAATGTTACAGCAGCAGTGTCAGTAGTATTATTTAATGAAACTGTTCCAGCCTTAGCATTTTCATCAACTACTCTGTAAAGTAATAGCTTTTTAGGACTTCCTAATAAAGCTAATCTCCCTAATTTGTAAGCAGTAAAATCCATGCTCTCTCCAAAAGCTTTCTTTAATTCTCTTATACTTGTTACTTCAACGACTTTCCCTGATTCTCCCCAGTTACTTCGTACTGGCATTGCAAGAACACCTTGACTGCTCATTGCAGCATCTTGTGCTTTTTGCTTCATCCTGTTATAAAAACCTGGAATAATAGGTATATTAGTTTCATCCCATGTGCCTCTAGCCATCTATTTAACCTTCTTTCTTAAAAAATCATCCATAATCTGTTTAAACTCACTTTTTGTAAGTTCATCTTTTGGGACATTAGAAAAAGCACCAACTACTACATATTTTTCATAGCCTAGTGCTTTTGAATTGTTTAAAAATATTTCTTTTTTAAATTTTGCCTCTGAAGTCTTAGTCTGAGTCGTACTTGTTGTAGTTTTTGTTGTTTCTGCTGCAGTAGTTTTTGTATCCTTAACTTTTTCGTCTGATGCCATATGATAACACTCCTTTGCTATTTTAATTGTCCTCTATGATGTATTTCATTGATTAATTGAACATTTCTTTCTATCTGTCTGTACCTAAAAAATTCAACTGTAAGTTGTCCCTGAGTAAACATATCTGCATCTCTATCTTCATTAATACTTTCAATTGTTAGATATCTTCTAACACCATCTATATATGGAATCTTATAAGAATCAATAAGATTGTTCTCAATAGTATCAATGATTTCTGAAATCTGAGATTTGCTATTGCTCACTATATGACAAATTAAAGTTTTATTTTCTTTAACCAATGAATAATTAAGTCTCTCTTTAGTTTGAGATTTAACTCTCCATAAAATTGAAGGTACATCAAAATCAGATTGAAATGTATTCAAATAAACAGAATGTTCTAAAATTTTATTAGTAAATTCTTTTAAAGAATCTAGCCATTTGTCATTATTTACATCATTTTCATGATGTAATGCAATTACATTGAACTGTAGTCCTCTATATAATGCATTCCATTCATCATCAATACCGTCTTGTCCGACAATACCATTAAATATGCATGTAAATAATTCATTAGTCTTAGGATCTTCTATAGTTTGTAAATGTAGTGCTGGAATAGCATTATTTACAATCTCATCAAGCTTCTTAAATGAAGCTCTATCCACATAAAAATAAATTTCGATAGTTCTTTTATATCCAACTGTTTCATTATTTTTTATATCATCAGATTGTACAACAACCGCATAAGGTTTTTGAGTTTCTTTGTTAGGAACATTTGGTTCATAACAATCAACTATTCCTATATCTGCATCAATTAATTTTTGTCTTATGCCAGCTCTCATTAACTATCTTCCTTGTTTTTTATCGATATTGAATCACAGGCTAGTTCAATTTTCAAGATTCTTTGAGAGCCTTCTTCAACAACAACTTTTTTATCAATTAATGAATCTGAAAAATCTACATCATTAAGAGTTAGTTTACTTATTTTGTTTGAACTATCAAATTCAATTTCTGCTTTTGCAAGAGCCATATTTATCCCTCCCAGTATTCAGCTAATAATTTTAAAATAGCTTCTCTGTTATTAATTAGTGTTTTTTCAAGAGTATGATATGGTTTTATACCATTAACTTTTCTAGCATAATATCTTTTTCCATCAGTTCCTACCCAACTTAATATTTTTGCTCTTACTGGAACAATAGGCTGTCCAGTTGGTCCATAAATTCCAGTACCTTCTTCAAGATACTGCCCATAATCTGTACTATTTCCTAAATATAGTTCAAAGTTTTCAAGACTGCCTTCAATTCCACCATTTATTCCTTGCCTTGCATGGCCTGATCTATCTTTCCAATAAGCAGTTTCCTTTGCCTGCTGAACTAATAATGGAGTTATAACTCCCTCAAACATCATTCTCATGCCTAATTTTTTCTGTTCAAGCCATCCTCCTACCTTAAACATATAATCAAATCCTCTCTAAATCACACATATATCCGCATAACGTATTTTCAATAAATATTGGATATACTGCAGATATTCTCATATGTCCTTCATTACAGTCAAATTCAATTTTATTTTTTTCATCAACAGTAATTTCATTTTCATTATTAAGAACCATTTTATATCTTGTGGTAGAATATTCTGTACCTATAGTTTTACTATCAGTTTTTATTGCAACATTTGTATCTTCAAGATAGATTATTCCCGTATAAGATACATTTGTTTCTACATCTTCAAAAGCACCATCAATTATTTCTTTAGTTATTTTCTTTACTGTAAAGTTTGTAGGATTTATAGCAATGCCTCTATTTATAGCATTAATAATCTTTTTTGCTTGTAATCTAGGCATTAATAACCATCCGCTCTCTGCATAGATGTTTTATATCCACTTGATACAGTTGAATTTAATTTAGCCTGTTCTTCCAAATAATCAGCCTGATATATACTAGCAAGGTTATTCCAATAATCTGGATCAGCATTTTCAATTTCTATTGGTCCTACTTTGATTTTACTGTCTGTATTAGCTTTCATTAAGCATCCACGCCAGCTGGCTTTATTTACATTGTTGTCATTAGCAACAAGTAAATTTTCTAATTCTGCATCACTAAATACAGGATATTGGCTTTCATTTAAATTAATTTTTAATAATTCTAAAGCAGTGAGACTCATCGCTACTCATCGCCTCCACATTCTCCTTCTAGTGAATCCTGTCCATTATCTGCATTATCTTTTTCTTCCGAAATAGTTATATCAGCGAATTGTTTTAATTCTTCAACAGAACTTTCTTTTACTTCAAATTCCTGTCCAGGTACAAGATGATTACCACCATATTTTATAAATTGTTTTGCTACAGCCTTATAACTCTTTTCTATATCTTTTTTCTTCCCAGCCATATTAATACACTTCCTTCCATAAATAATAAGAGAACAGCTTAGCTGTTCCCATCTATGCTACAGTTCCAAAGAAACATTCATCTGCATGTTCAAAACTAGGCATACCTAATTGTGAAACCTTAGTTTCTACAGTAACAGGATCTTTCTTTCTCATAGTTGTTACTGCAATACCAGTTCTAATTACAGAGCAATCACTATCAGAATCATACATTAAATCTGCTTCTTCTGGAGTAGTACCATAATAAGTGTTACCTAAAGTTCCTTCAGGCATTAATGTAATATGATTATCTGGGTAATATTGTTCTTCACTTTCATCAGGTAATTTATAAGTACCACTTACTATTGCAACAGATAAATCAAGTTTATTTTTCAAATAATTTTTAATTATTGCATCTGTAAGTATTGTTGCACCATCTTTATCTATATCCAGTTTTATAGCTTTGTTAATCTTGATGTAACCAAATGTCTTACTTGTCAATACCATTCTCTTTGGTACAGGATATCCTCCATTAACCATTAATGTTTTCCATCTTTCAATGTCTCCGACAATATCTGAAGCAGGATTACTCCATTTGTCGTTATCAGTTAAAGTTTCTTTGTGATTACTTGGAACTCCAAAATCAAATACAATATCTGCATCATCACTAACAATGTTGATTACTCCTGTAGCTAATGCTTGCATTCTCATTCTTTCCATCTGCATATCTCCACCATTTACTAAGTCAAGATAATTATCATAAATCTGACCTAATATAAGTTTTAATGTAGCACTATTTTCTGCTTGAGCGGCCATTAAAAGTTGCTGTCTATCTTCTTCTGATACAAGAATACTTTCTTTAAAAAATGGCATTCTTTTCTTTTCTATATCAACTGTAGCCTTTAATGCTCTTACCTTTACAGCAACATCAAAAGCTGATGGTCTTAATACTACAGGTTTTCTCTTTGAACCTTTTATATATTTAAGGTCCATTCCAAATTGTTTTTTTCTTGGAAATAATGCTTCTCCAATTAACGTTTCCGCTGGTAAGTTTGTTATATATGTTGCGATTTCTTTTGAGCTTATAAAACTTCTCCAATCTAACATTATCCTTCCTCCTTCTTAAATTAAACAAATAATATCATTTTTAATTTTGATTTTATATCTTCTGTAACAGTTGATGGAAGTCCATCTGATTTTACAAATCCAAATACAGTAACTGAAACACTTTCATTTCCATTACTATATGTGAAGTTTACATCTTTATAGAGTAATCCAATAACTTTATCAGCTGTAACAGTAGTCCCATCTACATATTTTCCATCTGCTGATATTGGTGTTCCTGCTTTTAATACTCCATCTTCTAATATTGATGTAACATCAGTTTTTTTAACTTTTACAGGAATATTTTGAAATAACTCTCCTGCCATTGCTAATATAGACTTATTTTCTCCAAATAGAGTCTCTTTCTTTTCAAAGCTCATTACTATTCACCTCCCTTCAATTAACTAAAGAATTTATTTTGAATTTCTGCATTAGTTTCAGTTTTTGACTTTGCAAGCATAGCTCCTATGCTAGTTTCAGTATTAGTATCTGTCAAATGACTCGTTGTCTGTGTATCTATAATTCCAGTACCAGCAGGTATATCAATTTTCTTTGGATTCTCTTCTTTAAATAGATACTTGTCAGTTTCTTTTAATGTATTGATTTGCTCCTCAAGTCCTATGAAATTATCTCCATCCTGAGTTATCTTTGATAAATCAAGCGCTTTCTTTAAAATGCTGACATTATGTGGATTGTAACTGTTTAATTTTTTTTCTAACTTATTTTCAAATGTTACTCTCTGTAATTCCTTCGCATAATTATCTGCATCTTCTTTATTCTTTTTCTTCAACGTATCAATTTCTTTAGACAATTCCTCATTGTCCTTAACCTTATCCTGGATATCCTCCAAGTCCTTATCCCTCTTTTTTATGTCCTTCTTATATTGATCTCTTTCTTTCTTCACAGTGTCATAATCTGACTTTTCAACATAACTTTCACTATTTACCAAGTCTACATCCTTATATTTTGATTTAATATCTTCTGGAATGCTCTTATATGCATCTCCTAAAATTTCACTTAACTTTGGCATACTATCGCCCTCCTTAATTTTTTTGTAAAATAAAAAGCCTTACTTCTAAGACTCTGCTAACGATTTAAAACTTAATAATATAGGTGGATGTGTATCACCCATACATGCAAAATATATATTTCCTGTTTTCTCTACCTGTTCTAATTCTTCTTTTGATAATTGCCAACAACTTTCAACTACATGTGTTCCATCTTCAAGACATAATCTAGTTATTGGTAAATCAATAACTGAATCTTCTTGACCTTTGGGAGCTTTTAAAATTGAGTTTGTATGTTCTGTCTTAATTGGTTTCATAAATTCCCTCCTAAAATAAAATAATTCTATTAACATATAGACTTGTACAAGATGTTAGATCATCAAATTTTTCTAAATTTTTATATACATCGTTTCTTTTTCTCCCCAAAAATGAACAGGATATGTCTTTGATATCTCTTCTACATCTTCAGTTGTAGTATTCGACTTGAACTTAATATCTTTACTTTCTTCTTGTGGAATTTTCGTAAGTACGTCAAAATTTCCGTCAACTACAATTTCACTTAACGGGAATTCGATTAATGCTTTTGGAATTTTTCCACCTTTCATATATAAAGTAAGTCCTGTAATTTTACAACTTATATCTTCTCCATTAAGTACAACATTCGCTAATCTTTCATCAATATGACTTGTTGTAATTTTTAATTCATTCATACTATTCCTCCTAATGCTTCTCTTAAATCTTCACTTATTCTTTCATCAACATTTTCTGTTATTTCATCATAATTAATCTGAATATCGCCAACTTTAATAGATTTAACTACATCAAGATTATCTCTAATAACTTGATGTAATCCTAATGCTAATTTATCAACTATAGTTTCCTCTTCTTCATTGAAATCAATTTTAAATTCTCTTGTTATTGCATGTACTACCTCATGAAGAAAAGTCTGTTCCTGTCTCTGCTTATGCTGAAGATTATTTGCAATTCTTATTGTTTGTTTTTCATAATCAATAATTCCTAGACATTGCTCTCCATCTAATTTGAGATATTCATCTGTTTTTTCTACAGTATAATCTACACTTCCAATTCTTATTGTTCTTGGTATATTCATTTTTCACTCTCCTATTTTTAGACATAATAAAAGCGCTTAGATATTAACTAAGTGCTTTTATACTTTATACTAAAATTAACTTTCATATTTTTTTACTAAATTATAAAATGTACCTTTCTTTAAATCTAATAGATTCATTGCTTTTACTGCACTAATCTTTTTATCTTTCCAATCTGCATACACTTCATCCCAATTCTTAGGGTAATCAATTAAAGGTCTTCCCATATATCTACCTGTTCTTTTAGAAATTTTTTTACCTTCTGCATCTACTGGCATAACAGCAATTCCTTCTGACTGTCTTCTTTTAATCTTTAATCTTTCTTCTTCTGCTAATGCTGAATAAACTTCTATCAAAATATTATTAACCATATCCATTACCCAACTATTATCTGCAGATAGATCTTCCAGTGTTGTTGGAATATTTAATATCTTCACTCTTATATTATGTTCACTAAACCATGTTAATTCTTTTTTTATCTGTTCTTTATTACGTCCTAATCTATCAAGTTCCTTTACTATGAGCACATCTCCACTTCTTAAGCATTGTTTCATTGCTTTGTATTGTGGTCTTTCAAAGTCTTTCCCTGATAATTTATCTTCAAATATATCTCTTTCTTCATCAATTTCTATATTATGCTCTTTACAATATTTTAGTATACTAACTCGTTGCCTATCTAATATTTGATCTTTAGTTGATACTCTTAAATATCCAAAAGTTTTATTTTTACTTTCATTCTTTTTCACAGCCAACACCTCTATAATTTAATTTATGATTAAATTATAGTTTTTTCGTTCAAAAAAGTCAATAATATTTTTTGAACGTTTAATAATTAAATTTTAAAGTTTTTTGAACTTAATTTTAAATTAAATTTATATGTCTAAAAAAGTTCACTTTTTTGGACTATTTGTTTTTATATGCATAAACCCATTTATCTATATCTGTATTGCTGGCACCATTAACCCATGCATTGATATCTTTGATACATTGATGTATATCTATAAGCTCTTCTGTGAAATAACATAAACAATTCGGATGTTGCAGTGGCATTTCCTCTGGTTTATATACTTTTCCTTCTCTATCATCACATTCATCTGTCTTTCCATGCATCCTAGCTGAATGATTCGGACTTAAATTCCAACGTAATCCTTTATTAAATGGATTTGCTATTGCATTTTGTATCTGAACCTCTGACATTGCATGAGTAATACTTGTACGTGCTAATCTTTGCGCTTGATATGAAATATTATGACTATTAATTCCTGCTGCAAAACTTTTACCAATTACTCTGTGTTTAGGATTTATATATTTCTCAAGTTCATTTGCTAAAGTTCTAGCATTACATCCTCTTGCTACATTTACTTTTATAACAGTATCAATATTTTTTCTGTTATTCTTGGTTATTTTCCATAATCTTTTACTAAGAGTCATATCATCCTTATAATATTCACCTGCAATTAATTGTTTTACTGTCCTACTTGATATCACTGTTATAGATCTTCTTAATGCATTATCTATAGATGGCTCTAATTTAAGCATATCTACAAAACTTAATTGAACATTGGTTTGTATATCTGCTGCTTTATTAATATATTTTGTTGTATGATCTTCTAAATCAAAATATAATTCTTTTAAATATTTATTTACTATATGGTACATTTCCTCCAAATGAGTTCTAGTTCTGCTTTCTGGCCATTCTAATATTTCTTCTGATAATTCTGAAGCCAACTTCATATATATTTGTCTTAATTCTTCTTTTTGCTGAAGATTTAATTTAATATATTCTTTTCGTGCATTTAGAATAGCAGCACTATATCTACTCATTTATATCATCACCATCTTGTTTTTCATAATCTGTATCAGCTTCATCAATCATTGAATCTTCGGCCTTAGCTATTAATGTTATCTCTTCTAGAATTTCATTAAATTGTGCTTCATAATCTTCATCATCAGAAAATTCTTTAATATAATTCTTTCTACTTCTAACACCAGCACTAACTTCACTCATTGCAAGAGTTTTCTTATCCGATTCATCTTCTGGAATAGGATAATTTTTATTTATCACTATATTAAACAATAGCTCATTCCATACTGAGTTCCAATTGCTATAACAGCCTAATATTGAACATGCTTCAATAATTAATCTTATAAGACTTCTTATTACTGGTTCCCAGTCATTCCATTTTTCATCACATCTTGCAACTAATTCTGTATAAATATATTTAATTGTCTTTGCACTTGGTACATCTGCAGTTTTATCATCTGTAGGTATGGCCAACTTATCATGCATACTATCATCAAGTAATTTTAAAAATGTTTGAATAGGCTCTGAATTACTAAATGAGCTTTCAACTCTTTTAACTTGAGCCTGTCTTGTTGAATCTGTTGAATTATCTGATCTGGTTTTTATTGCCATTAATGCATTTGGTGCTATCCTGCATCTATTAACATCTTCTTCATCACCATCAACAATTGTAGTTTGGCCAAACATTTGAAATCTTAATGCATCATTAAAATCACTGATTCTTCTGTTATATGCATTCTGCAATGGCTTTAAATCTTTTATATCACTACTGCCAATAACATTAATTATGCTCTGCTCATTTGCAATAACCCAACATGGTATCTTACTTAATCCAGTAAATTGTTCAATTTCATCAATTACCAGGTCTAAATTAGATGCTTTAAAAGTCTGTACTTTTAAATAACATTTTTTATCTTTTAAATAATAAATATATTTATACCAAAATTGATGTTCTGGATTATCTTTATTTTTTTCATTATCCGGATGCTCTCTGACAAATGTTACATCTATTAATTTAGTAACATCATTAGGATCTACATTATAACTAAAATCATCAATAGAATGATAAAATAATTTAATTGGCATTCCTGGATTAGCTTCTAGCCTCAATAGTACTCTTTTGGTTACAGTTGCTATTCTAAAAGCTTTTAAAGTATTGCTCCAAAATCTATTTGCATTAAGAATAGAGTCTATGTATTGTCTCAATTCTTCACATGTATCTTTGTCTTTCTTATCATATGGTTTGAATAATATATCTGGAGCCTTACCAAACATGAATCTTGCTTGTCTTTTTATTAATGGTTTAATTCTGTTGTCAATCAGTTGTGATGGTACATAATCTAAATCATCAAAATTAATCCAGCTTTGTCCTAGTAAACTTCTATCAAGTAACGAAGCACTTTTATGTTCACATTCACCTAAATAAAACATAAAATCTTTCTTTGCTCTATAACGTTCTTTCTTCTCAAAATGACTAAGATTAAGTAAATGATGTTTTACACTTAATTTATTATCATTGTAATAACTAAGTTCCTTCATGTTTCCTCCTTCCCTAGTTCAAAAAAGTGCACTTTTTTAAACTATAAAAATATTTTTTAAAACCCCCATTATTTCTAATCATAACAACGAGTTTTTAAACACTTTTCTTGCATAGACTTTTTTGAACACTTAGAAAACTTTATTATGTCTTGTAAATCTATTATCTTTTTTAATTCCAGAACCTTTATTGTAAACTGAATCATCATATTTATGTTCCTTCAAGTCAGATACTTCATATCCATCAAGACCATACCATATTGCACTAAAGGTATGAGGGTCAATATTAAATTGATCTCCTATTATTTCTCCATCCCTGTCAACTTTATATGTTAAATCTTCAAGTTCATCAATAACATCAGGACAATCTTCAGAACATATTATTTTCTTGAATCTCTTTACTTTCTTAGTGCTTTGAAGCCTACTTCCTTTTGGTTTCTTAGCACCTACCATATTAAAACCTTCCTGATTATAATATTTTATAGTTTTGGGTTCTGCACTATCTGCTCTTATTAATTCCTGTGTCCTTTTAAATTCTTCAATTTCGATTGCAGTTCTATCATCAGTCATATGGTTTTTATAATATTGCCAGTATATATATAATATCTTTTGTTCATCATCTATAGCCATACGAATTAATGCATTATAAGAATCTTCAAAACCAAAATCCATACCTACTCTATATATTAATTTCTTACAACTCTTCATCATGTTTAGTACTTCATAATGTGGTCTCTTTTCAAACTGAGGTAATACCTTTGTTCCATTTGCACCAAATTGTCCTCGACGTGCAATTCTGTATAAATCAAAATCGTATGTTTTTATATCTTCAAGCTCATCAACATATGACTGTGGTAAAAAATAATTATCATCAGCAGTACTGTGATGATAATATGTATCTTTGGTTACAATAATTCTTTGTTTATATAAATCATTATCATCTAAAATATATCTCTTTTTCTTTTTATCAATAAAGAAATGCTTATATACCCAATTACTTTTTGATACCGGATTTAATGTAAGTATCATATGCAACTTTAATGTTGGATGTCTTAATCTTCCCACTAATTCCTTAAAGCCTGCATATTTTACTTCTGAACATTCTTCAACCCATATTAAAGATACATTATTTATTGATTTTAATTTTACTGGTTTATCCATACCTTTGAATATTATCTTAGATCCATTAGGAAACTTTATCTGCATAGGTGATGTATTACACTTTATTCTATCATCAAGTCCCATTTCGGTAATTATTTCCTCAAGTAATGAATAACAAGAATCTCTCAAAGTATCAAATACTTCTCTAACTACCAGCGCTGTTCTTTTTTCATTGATTAATTTTAATATTATTTTAAATGCTGTATTATATGATTTACTCGAACCATATCCCCCCATCAGCAAATAATATTTATAATCCCAATTAAATATATATTCTTCAAAATGAGGATTTACTTCTCTTTCAATATTCATGATTCCTTATGTTTCCTTGAAATAACTATATTGATTGGTTCATCAGATTTATTCCCCTTGCTTAAATCAGCTTTTATTTTATCTATCCTCAACTTTTGTTCCTCGGTAGCTAAATCCCAATTTGCATGAAGTAACTTTTCATATTTATCAATCATATTTGTTAAACGTTCCATAGCTTTTGAATATGTATCTAAGCTTGAATTCTCTTTATCCCAAGCAAACTGTATTTCATATTCTTTTTCAATACTTGGATTTTTCCCAAACTGATTTTTTTCTCTTTTTAATTCTTTAGTCATATCATTCTTGCTTTTAACTTGAGTTATTTTTTGACTAACTAATATTCTAGACCATAACATATCTATTGAATGTCCTAGTTTATCAAGTTTTGATATTCCCATATTAACAGAATCTTCATATGCTTTTTTTAAACCTATTGGAAACCATTTTTTTATAAAGTCTTCTGGCAATCTTTTTGAAAAATCACAATACAATCCATTTTTCATTCCATTTAAATTACCTTTCTGACCTCCCTTGCTTTTCTTTTTCTCAGTTTTTCGGGCATTTTTATTTCCTTTAGGAGCTGCACCACCTCTATTACCTACAGCACGATTATTACCTTTTGGAGCACCTTTTTTCTTATGAATTTTATAATCCCATTCATCTAATGTTTTCCAACGATAAATACATTCTATTTTTTCTTTTAACTGCTCTGCTAAATCTTTTGGAGAAATATTACCTTTATGTTCTTTATATATTTCAAATGCCTTGTCTCTGTTTGGACTTCGATTTCGTCCCATTCCAAAAGCCTCCCATAAGAAAAAGCACCTATTCCTAGATGCTTTATCCTTCATTTATTATTTTTAAATATTTGTCTAATGTTGGTCTTGTTATATTACATATCTTTGCATAATCTGTTTTACTTATAGTTCCTTCATTAAATAAATCATACATATCTTTTACCTTTTGGGGCACGTCTTTTAATTTCTTTTTTGGTCTTCCAACTATTTTCCCTTTAGCTCTTGCATTAGCTACACCACTTTTTACACGTTGGCTAATCATGTTACGTTCAAGTTCTGAAAAAACACCCATCATTTTTAACATTCCTTCTGTCATTGGATCCAAATCTTTAGTACAATCTACTATGAAATTTCCTAAAATTAACTTTATATGATTAGTTTTAGCAAATTCTAATATATCGCATAATTGTTTCGTACTTCTTGTAATTCTGGATACCTCTGTAGCAACAATGGTGTCACCTTCCGACACAATATCTAATAATTTATTTAATTCAACTCTATTTATTTTTGTTCCACTTTCATATTCTTTATAAATTAACTTTTTATCTATAACTCCTAATGCCTTTAATTCTCTTTCTTGTCTGCCAATATCTTGTTTAGTTTCATCTGTACTACACCTACAATATCCATATATTTTACTCATAAGAAAACAACATCCTTTCAATTTGTAAATTATATGTATATATTAACATTTTCTTTTACATTTGTAAATAAAAACATTGTAAATAAAATTATTTGATTTCTTTTTGATTTTTAGCTATTTACTTTCTTCAATTTTTAGATATTTTTCTTGTAAATGAAATCAATTGTTTTTCTTTACATCTTTTTTGTAAGTTATAAGCCTGCGAACCCTCTTGTTTTCTATGTTGCATTAGAATCTTTTGTGTTTGATTTCGATTCGCTCCAAAGTCAAGCCAAATCAAGAAAAAAATCTCCACAAAATTTTCATGTCTTTTAAATCCACCTTAAACCTAGGTGTTTTCTTGCTTTAAGGCACTTTTTTTATAATCTTTCTAATCCGCTATAACACCTATGATTACTGATTTCTTTTTTTAGGTACTTATATTAGTAATAATTTTTCATCCCACGCCCAAATAAGTATATTCCCCTACATTTCCGATTAATACATAAAAAAAACTAAAAAAGCCTATAATTTGCCATCAGTTATTTCAGCAGCTTTTTCTCTATCTTTCTTAGTAAATCCTAAATATAGTTTTGTTGTCTCAATGCTCTTATGTCCCAAACACTTCCTTACATACTCTAAATCTCCTGTTGCTGCATATAATCTCATTGCATACGTTTTTCTCATACTATGTCCACCTATATGCTCTATGCCTAAATCTTTAGCAACATCTGCTAAAAATTCAGAGTAAGATTTCGCTGATATATAATTATTACCTTTATGCGACTTAAAAGCATACTCAGATTTATTTCTATTTTTTATATATTCTTTCAGTAATTTTTTTAAATTCTTTTTTATTTCAGCAGGTCTTTTTGGGGGTCTTTTTCCTTTGTATGCTCTATTATTTGCAACTTTCTTTTTCCAACTTTTAAACTGTTTTTGCTCCTGAATTAAAAAATATCCTCTTTCTAAAGCTTCCTTAATCTCCCCAACAGTTAAACAAACCAAATCTTCAGTTCTGTAACCAGTTGCTACACCTAATTGAAAAAGCATTAAATTTCTTTTAGGATATTTTTTACTCATTTCTTCCACTCTATATTTAAATTGCAAATATTTTTCTTCTGGAATCGGCTCAGATGGTTCTTTTAACTTTCTTTCGTCTAGAATGTCATATTCTTCGTAATTCATGGTCTCACTCTTTATTCAGAATGTATTTGCCTTAAATAACCTCTGATTCTTTTATATGCCGAATGTTCCATACATTGTTTAAAATTATCTGTTGCCTGCTGTTCTTTTAAATTTTTTGAACCACAGTGAGAACATGAAATATAATTTCCATTTCTCTTTGTGTCTTCCATTTCAAATGAAAGTAATATTGGTTCTTTATGACACCTTGCACATAGATAATCTATATACATTTTTTTCATGATCTCACCTTCTTTCAAATAGAAAAACATCTTGCATATCCTACTCAAGACATTCAGATATTACAAGATGTTCTATTAAAATAACAATTAATAATTAGATTGTAGTGGTCGACACAAAATTCAAACTTGTTGCCTTTTGGATATAACCCTACTGCTCTACCAACTGAACTAATCGACTATGTTATACTACCACTAAATAATAAATTATCATTTCTATATTTACTTTTTCGTATTCTTGCATCAACTGCAACAACACTATCCTTATTTTTTAACGTAATAGGAGTGTCATAACTAACTATTGGTGCAACTTTGGTATTCAAAACTAAATCTCCATCTAAATTAGTTTCATAAATTGATCTGTTCTTTTTTATAAAAACAGAATCACTCATGTATTGTTTATCTTCAAATCTAGTAATTCTATCAATTTCTTTATCACGAATTTTATTTGCTAAGCGTGATTTCCTAAAATTTTTAAAATTTCTATGTATACATACACGAACAGCTCCAGGATTGCATTTTAATTCTGTTGCAATATAAGTAATACTATGACCTTTTAAATACAATTCTCCAACTTTTTCTTTATCAATCATAGCATTACCTCCTATTATTGGACATAGTTATTCCATACCAAAAATGTTACATTTTTTATTAAATATTTACTTTTTATAATATATTATTATAAATGCCAGCTATTATTTTGAATAGCTGACATTTTAGTGACCTAAAGGTGACATAAAAGTGACCTTCAGGAGACATTATATAGTATTTTTTAATTTCTTTTCTACACGTATTACATGCCTTTTGGATATTCCTATCATTTCAGCCACTTTACTTTGTGTATAATGTTTTACAAACCTTAAATATTTTACTTTATCCGTAGTTGCATTAAGCCTACTTATATATTCTTTATCTTTCTTTTCATCTGCTTTTACTATATTAACTTCCATTAATATATCTTTTTCTTTCACACATATCACCCACTTATGCTATAATATACATGTATTGTTGACATTAGAGAATACCTAATAAAAAATACTTCTCTAATGTTATTTTTTATTTTATACAATCAATCTCTTATATTCATTTTTAAGATTTTCTTGTGATAATTGAGCATATCTTTGAGTTGTATCAGGACTAGTATGTCCTAATATCTTTTGTACTCCTTGTATTGTCATACCCGAATTTAGTAAATATGTTGCTTGTGTACG